TCCGGCTACCTGGAATCCTGGGCGCGCCTGCCGGCCGACGATGCGGCCGCGCTGGCCCGGCTGCGCCAGGGCAACCTCTGGTACGGCGCGGCTGGCCAGACGCCCGCCCAGGCGGCCAGGTAGCGCCAGGCGGACGGGGACGCGCATGCTCATCGTAGAAGTCAACGATGCCAAATTCGCCCAGGCCATGGCACGCCTGGCCGAACTGGCCCGCGACATGACGCCGGCCCTGCGCGGCATCGGGGAGTACCTGGCCAATTCCAGCCGCGACCGTTTCAAGACCCAGACCGCCCCGGACGGCAGCGCCTGGGCGCCACTGTCGAAGTGGTACGAGCACGCCAAGCCGGTCAACCAGGACAAGATCCTGACGCTGCACGGCTACCTGTGCAACACCATCCATTGGCAAGTAATCCCTGACGCCGTGCTGGTGGGCAGCAACCTGGAGTATGCGGCGATTCACCAGTTCGGCGGCGTCATCCGGCCCAGCCGGGCCAAGGCACTGAAGGTTGGCGGCCGTCCGGTCAGCCAGGTTCGGATACCTGCACGGGCATACCTAGGGATTTCTGCCGAGGATGCGGCTGGCTGCGAGGGTGTTGTGATGGACTACCTGGCAAGTGGTATCAAAGGGGATACGCCCCCATGACGACAACGGATAGGACTGAATCACCCGTTTTTCGCAAAACAGGCCCGTGGTGCGCTTTTTTGTGGGTGGGGTGCAGCAACGCTACCAATTCCACGCCAGCCCCCCGTTAACCCCCCGTTAAAAGCGCTCCAATCGGTATTGACATGCGCGGGCCTGCCTTCGGTTTGCACCAAACACGCCGTTTCGCGGATCTTAGGCCCCCAGCCCCGAATCTCCTACCGGCAGGGGCTGAAGCCTTTCATCTGATCGGGACTGGCGTCGCTCGCCAACATGGCGGTCATGGCTACGACCCGCCCCACCCACTCTCGCAGCGCCCGACCGCCGGCGTCCACTGTCCTGGTGGCCGCCCTAAGCGTTGCGCTGGACTCTGGCTACGATGAAATCCAGCTTTTCCCGGCCGGCGAGTTCCGCGCCTGGGACGGACGCCCGACGGATGTGGACACCTGGCGCATGGACGGCACCATTGCCCACGCACTGATCGAAGGGTTTAACGCCCGCCGTCGCCGCCTGGTCATCGACTACGAACACGCGACGCTTACCGCCAAGGTCACCGGCCAGCCCGCACCGGCCTCGGGCTGGATCGAGTCCCTGCATTGGCGCGAAGGCCAGGGCCTGTATGCCCAGGTCAACTGGACAAAGCGCGCCAAGACCCATATCGCGGCCGACGAATACCTCTACATCTCACCGGTCTTCACCTACGACAAGCAAGGCCGGCCACAGGCTGTACTGCACGCGGCGTTGACCAATGACCCCGCGCTCGATGACCTGGACGCCGTATGCCTGGCCGTGGCCAGCGCCATGGGCCTGGCGTCCACCCAGGCCCGGCCTGGTCCCCCTCTTTCCCCCACCTCCCCCCCCAAGGAATACCCCATGGATCAACTGCTAAAGGCGTGCCTGGCACACCTGGGCTTGCCCGAAGACGCGACCGAGGAACAGGCCCTGGCCAAGTTCAACGAACACACCGCCAAGGCCCGACAGGACGCCGACCAGGTCGCCGCCCTGACCGCCCAAGTGCGGACCAAGGACCAGGAAATGGTCGCCCTGAAATCGACCACCGGCACGCCGGACCCGGCCAAGTACGTCCCCATCGCCGCCATCTCCGACATGCAGGCGCAGATCGTGGCCCTGACCCAGGACAACCGCAAGCGCGACGTCGACGAGCTGGTCACGGCCGCCCTGTCCGCCAACAAGCTCATCCCGTCCATGAAGGGATGGGCCACCGAGCTGGGCATGAAAGACCTGGGCCAGCTCAAGGCGTACCTGGAGAACGCGCCGGCCATCGCTGCGCTGTCCGGCACCCAGACCGGCGGACGAGGTCCCGACGGCAACGGCTCGCAGTTGAGCGACACCGAGATGGCCGTCTGCACGGCGATGGGTCTGGACCCCGCGAAGTTCAAGACGTCGCTGGCCTGACCCGCTGCCCTGGCCATCTATCAGCAAGCCTCATTAGCAAGGAAATCTCATGACTTCAACCTCTGACCGCGACACTCCCCGGCGTGACGGCCTGGGTTTTGCCCTGCCGGTTGCCGCTGGCGTGCGCATCTTCGCCGGCTGCATGGTCGGCCTGAACGCCACCGGCTACGCCGTGCCTGGCGCCAGCATGGCCGCCGTCGCCATTGTCGGCATCGCCCAGGAACGGATCGACAACCGCGACGGCACGGACGGCGCGCAATCGATCGACGTGCGGCGCGGCATGTTTCTGATTAAGCCCGGTGCGACCGGCATCACCCGCGCCAATTACGGCCAGCCCGTCAAGGCGGCCGATGACGACTCGGTCGCCCTGATCGGGACCGATACCGCCGCCATCGTCGCCGGCATGGTGCGCGACGTGGACGCCGATGGCGTCTGGGTCGAGTTCTGACCCCGGCGGCATCACTTCATCTGTATCGGAGCACTCATGATCATCACCCGCGAAAACCTGGCCGCCCTGTTCCAAGGCTTCAAACTCATTTTCCAGCAAACATTTTCGGGAACGGAAGCGACCTGGGAGAAGATCGCCACGTCGGTCCCCTCTACGACCGGCGAAGAGGCTTACCCCTGGCTGGGTCAATCGACGCAGTTCCGCGAATGGATCGGCGAGCGCGTCTACCAAAACCTCAAGTTGCACGGCTACCGCATCAAGAACAAGACCTTCGAGAACACGGTGACGGTCAAGCGCGACGCCGTCGAAGATGACACGTATGGCGTCTACTCGCCGCTTATGGCCCAGCTCGGCCAGGATGCCAAAGAGCATCCCGACCTGCTGATCTTCAAGTTGCTCAAGGAAGGTTTCACCACGCCGTGCTACGACGGGCAGTATTTCTTTGACACCGATCACCCGGTGGGCAAGGAAGGCGCCGTTGCCTCGGTCAGCAACTTCCAGGGCGGCAGCGGCCGACCCTGGTTCCTGCTGGACACCACCCGCGTCATCAAGCCGTTGATCCTGCAAAAGCGCCGTGACTACGCCTTCACGGCCCTGATGAACACCGAAAGCGAAAACGTGTTCAAGCTCAACGAATTCGTCTACGGCGCCGATGCCCGCCTGAACGTGGGCTACAGCCTCTGGCAACTCGCGTTTGCCAGCCGCGAAACGCTGGATGGCCGGGCGTTCAACGATGTCTACGCGCAGATGCAGTCCATCAAGGGCGACCACGGCAACCCGCTGGGCATCCGCCCGAAGTTGCTGGTGGTGGCGCCCCAGGACCGTGCCATCGCCCTGGAAGTGGTCAAGGCCGAGCGCAGCGCCAACGGCGCCACCAACATCAACCGCGACGTCGTCGACGTGCTGGCCACGCCTTGGCTGGCTTGAGGCGATTCCCCCAATACCTCCCCCGCAGCGACCCAAGCCCAGGCGACGCCATAAGCCTGGCATAGCGACCCACCCGCCGCCCGTGGCCATCGAGGGCGGCGGCTACCGATACCGATTCAGGAGGGCCATATGGCCGACAAAATCCAAGTGCTGCGCGTCGTGGCGCGCACCGACAGCTTCCGCCGCGCCGGCTACCAATTCGGCGCAGACGCCGTGGATATCCCCATGGAGGAATTCGCGGACGCGCAGGGCAAGAAGAAACTCGCCTCGATCAAGGCCGACAGGAACCTGATCGCCACCGAAATGGAAGTGGACGCCGACCAGGTCACGCAAGCCGAAGTCGCCACGCCGCCCGCAGCGGCCGCTCGCGGTCGAGGCCGCACCAATAGCCGCGGCTAGCCCGCCATGTACGCCACCACCGACGATATGGTCAGGAAATTCGGCCGCAGCGAGGTGCTGTCCCTGGCCGACCCGCAGGACACGGGCGAGATCGACCAGGACATCCTGCAGGGCGCATTGACCGATGCGTCCGCCGAGATCGACACCTATCTTGGCGGCCGCTACCGCCTGCCCCTCGATCCCATGCCGCCGCACTTGGCGACCATCTGCTGCAATATCGCCCGCTACATGCTGACCGGCGACGAGCGCCTGGAAACCAGCGCCATCGGCGAGCGCTACAAAGCGGCCGTGCGGTATCTGGAGCTGGTGGCCAGCGGCAAGGTCACGCTGGGGCCGGCCGAGGACGGCATCACCCCCAGCGCGGACACTGATGTGCAGTTTGTGCAGGGTACGCGCGTCTTCGCGCGGCATGGATCTGGAGCCTTCTGACGATGGCGCGCGAAGTCATTATCAGCCGCATCCAGGCCGCCATGGTCGAACGGCTTACCCTCGGCCTGGGCAGGCTGGTCAAGAGCGTCACCACCTACGGTGGCGAGCTGGACGATGACCTGGGCGCAGTCGTGCGCCGGCTTCCTGCCGTCTGGGTGGCCTTCCTGGGCATCCAAGACACCCGGCCGATGAACACCGCCCGCACCAAGTACCTGGCGCGCGGCCGCTTCACCGTCATGGCCGGCCAACGCTCGGTGCGCTCCGAGTCGGCCGCCCGCACCGGCTCGCGCGAGGAAATCGGCACCGACCAATTGGTGACGGCCATCCGTCGGCTGCTCACGGGTCAAGACTTCGGCCTGGATGACGTTGGTCAGATGGCGCCAGGCGCTGTTAGGCCCCTGTTTAACGGCCGCGCCAAGGGTGACGCCACCGCGATCTTTGCCGCCGAGTTTGATGTGAAGTGGGTTGAACACGCCCTGGAGAACGGCCGGTGGCCCAGCCCCGACCCTGACGACATCGGCAATCCGCAAGCCACCGATCCGGACCTGACACTCGCCGAGGCGGGCGGGATGACCGCCCCCCCCTATTCGTGGCTCACCGCCGTCCAACTGGACTACCGCCTGGCCGGACGCAGCGACACCGACCCACCCGACGCCACCGACCTGGTGGAACTGAACAAGGAATGACGATGACCATCATCACAGTCAAAGCCGCCCCTGGCATGCGCGTCCCATACGAGGACAACGCACGCAAGTACATCACCGAGGACAAGCCCATGTCGGTGCTGGAAACCACCTATTACTTGCGCCGGCTGGCGGATAAGGACCTGGTCCGCTGCGAGGCCGAGTCGGCCGCTGATACACCCACGCCCACCGACGCCTCGCCAGGGTCTGACAAGGCCAGCGCGCAAGCCGACCAGACCAAAGCACCGTCGGATGCCGCGACCGATCCGACCGACACCGATCACGTCGCGCCTGGCGCTGGCGCGCGCGCCCGCACGACCAAGACCAAAGGAGCCTGACATGGCAGAAATCCAACTGGACCAGATCCCCGAAAGCACCCTCAAGCCAGGGGTTTACTTCGAGTTCAACACCAAGCTCGCCCGCAACTCACTGCCCACCAACCTGCAGCGCGTATTGATCTACGGTCAGCGCCTGGCCAGCGGCTGGGTGCCGGCGCTCAAGCTGGTGGACGTATTCAACGACAAGGACGCCGCCGTGTACTTCGGCGCCGGCTCCATTGCGCACCGGATGGTTATCAGCGCAATCGAGGCCAACCCGAACGCCCAGATTTCCGTGATCGCCGTGGATGATGCCGAAGCCAGCCGTCAGGCGGGCACCCAGCTAACGCTCGAAGACGTGTCGATCGACGTCACATACACCTTTTCGGTTGGCAAGGATAAGGTCAGTGTGGCCTTGAAGGCAGGCATGTCGGACACCGAAGCGACTTTAGCCATCTGCTCCGCGTTCGGCAGTAACTCCGCACTACCGGTGCTGGCCACCATGCTCTTGGGCGGAAGGACGGTTTTGTTCTACGCCAAGAACAAGGGTGCGGAGGGAAACAACCTCAAGCTCTCGTACTCCACCCGAGACGCAACCGGGGTTTCAACCACCTATAAGCTGCCGTTGGGCGCAGGCGAGGACGATCCTGACCTTCGGCCCGCATATGCGGCGGCCTTCGGGACTTCCCACGAAATCCGCGTTTGCCCATTCTCCGATGCCGAGGCGCAGCGCGCATTCCGCAGCCACCTCGAAGAACTGGGCAGCCCCCTGGAGCAACGCGACGCCATAGGGATATCAGGATTCCCCGGAACGCTGTCGGCGGCAACCACCATCGCGGCGGATATCAACTGCCGCATCATGTCTTTCGCTTGGTACAACAAGTCCAAATGCACGGGCGGGGAAATCGCCGCCGGATACGCCGCTGTCATGGCCGGCGAAGAGAATCCCGCGCGCCCGCTGAACACCCTGGCAATTAAGAGCCTGGACATCATCGACCAGGAGGACCAGCCCAGCCGCAAGGAGCAAGAACGCGCTTTGCACAACGGCGTCACCCCGATTGTCGTGGGACCGGGCAACCGCGCGCAGATCGTGCGCGCGATCTCGACCTACCTGGTCGACGCACAGAGCATCCCGGATGACACTTGCCTGGATATCACGGTGATGCGCACGCTGCACTACTTCCGCAAGGCGTGCCGCCAGGCGGTCTCGCAGCGCTTTCCGCGAGAGCTGCTGTCCGACAAGACGCCGCCGAAGGTGCGCACGGTCCTCCTGGAAGTCGCCTACAAGTGCGAGGACATGGAGATCCTGCAAAAAATCGACCAATACAAGGACCAGCTCATCGTTCAAGAGCACGGGCGCAACAAGGGCATGTGCGTGGCCGCCATCCCCGCCCCCATCGTTCACGGCATGCATGTTTTTGCCGGCCGCATCGACCTGATCGTTTAACGGGGTCGCCCGGACCCAAAAGGAGCCAACCATGGCAATTAATGAATATGCCGGCGCCATCATCATGGAGCTGGACGGCCGCGAGGTCGAAGTCGTCGACATCGACGTGACCGAAAGCACCGGCATGAAGCCGGTCAAGGTCATGAACCGCAGCCGCAACATCGGCGGCGTCGCCAAGGGCATCAAGGAATACACGCTGCGCGTCACGGTTCCCATCCCGCTCAATGATGACATCAAGTGGGGCGAGATCTTCGGCGCAACCATCACCGTGTATCCGGCCTCGCCTGGGGGCAAGCGCGAGACGTATCTGAACTGCTACACCTCCGAAGTCGGTCAGCAGTACACCGTCGACAACGAAGCGCGCCGCACCCTGTCCATGTTTGCAGTCAAAAAGGTAGATGAATGAACCAAGCCACGCAACCCGCACGCTCTGACGCCGTTACCCAGGACGACCGCGAGGTCAAGGCCGCCGGCACGCTGGTCTACGGCGTTCCCTTCGGCGGCCGCCGTCACTATGACTTCTCGATGCGTCTGCCGACCATGGGCGACAACGTCGACGCCCTGGAAGCCTACCCGGACGCCTCGGGCGGGCGCATCGACCTGGCCATGTTTGCCGCATGCATGGAGCGCCTGGGCGACATCCCGGCCGATGACATCGGCTACGAGCTGCTGGCCGAGATCGACCCGGCCGACATGGACGTGATCTACGCGGAGCTGGCTGAGGCAAAAAAAAAGCGGATGCTGCCGAGCAACGACTCCGAGCCTACCGAAAAATCACCCTCATCCTTGGACGGTACGGCATCCCCGAGCAGCGCGTCCGCAGCCTGACGCTGGCGCAGGTCAATGGCTTCTTGCAAGCCCTGGCTGAACTGAACGGCGCCGGCAAGGACTCCGGCGCATCGACAACCCGCCGCATTGTCAGCCAACGCCGTATCAAGCCCAAGAGGCGGACCCGCCGCAAGGCAGTCCGCCCCAACCTCAACACCGCATAGCTACAGCCACCCGCATGTCTAACACCAACATGAAGGTCGCCCTTGAGATCGTCGTCAACGACCGGGGCAGCCGGGAAGCCGGCCAGGCGGTTTCGGCCATTGCGCAGAAGAACCACGAAGCCGCGCGCCAACAGCAACGAGACGCCGCCGCGGTCGGCGCGGCCAATGTCCGCTACAGCGACCAAAGCCACCGCGCCAGCGTTGTGCTGGCGCAGCAGCAGATGGCCGCCTCGCGCAGCGCTTCGTCGCGCGTCCTGCGCGATGCCGAGCGCCTGCACAGCGCCCGCGCACAGTTGGGCATCCGCTCGGAAAAGTCGTTGCAGCGGGAGATCATTCAGACCGCCATTGCTTACCGGCGTCTGGAGGAATCCGGCCGCGTCTCCGGCCGCGAGCTGGCCCGTGCGGCCGAGGCGGCCCAGCACAAGGTCAGGATGCTGCAACGGGAGATGCGCCAGCTCAAGACCCCCAGCGAATGGGGTAAAGGGCTGGCCACGATTGGTGCCGGCGTTGCGGCGGGGATTGCGGTGGCCAAGCGCCCACTGTCCGAGACGATGGCATATGACCAGCAGGTCGCCGCGATCTCGAACACCGCCTACGCATCCGAGAATGCCGAAGGCCGGCGACGTGGCCAGCGCCAAATCAGCGAAGTCATCACCCAATCGGTGCGCAAAGGCGGCACGCGGGAAGAAGCGGCGGACGCCCTGGACGGGCTGCTGGGCGCCAGCGGACTGTCACGCGAGGAAGCCTTCACCATGCTGCCCACGGTGCAGCAGACGGCCCTGGCCGCTGGCAGGAAGTCCCGCGAGATCGTGCCGCTGGTCGGCGCCTTGAAAGCCAATCAGATCCCGGTTGCCGACATGCCGGCCGCGCTCGGCAAGATGCTGCATGCTGGCGAGACGGGCGGCTATGGCGTGCAGAACATGATCGAAAGCCTGCCCCGGCTGCTGGCCGCCCAGCGCGACAACTACGGCATCGCCGGCATGAAAGGGTTGGAGATGGCGCTGGTCGACATGCGCGCCATCACGGCCGGCACGAACATGCCGCAGGAGTCCGCCCAATCGTTGACTGCGCTGTTGAGCGCACTCAAGCAGCCCGCCACCTCGCAGGCCGTGGCCAAGAAACTATCTATCGGCGGCAAGGCGGTCGACCTGGCCGGCACCCTGGGCAAAGGCGCGCTGCAAGACGTCAGCCCGTTGGAGACCTTCACGGCCATGATCGACAAGGCCATGGTCAACAACCAGACGTACAAGAGATTGAAGGGCCGCCTGGAGAAAGGCGGCTCGCAGGCCGACCAGGAACAGATGGCCGCCTTGCTGGAGTCCTCGGTGTTCCGCGACGCGGGCATTGGCCGCCAGTCCATCCTGGCCCTGTCCGGCTACATGAGCCAGCGCAATACCGTTAAAGGGCTGCGCAGCGAGTACGCCGGGGCCGGCGTCCAGGCGCTGGAGACAAGCAGCGCGGTGATGATGGCCACGGCAGGCGAGAAGGTCAACCAGGCCGGCCAGGCCATCGCCGACGCCCGCCAGCGCGCCTTACAGCCGATCACCGAAGCCATGGGCGACATGGCCAGGAAGGTCACCGAGTACGCGCAGACCTATCCCGGATTGACCAGCGCCATCGTGGGCGCGACCGATGGCATCAAGGTCATGACGGCGGCCGCCGTCGCCTTTGGCGGGGTCAAGGCGCTGACCGGGGCTGGCGCCCAGGGGATTGGAGTGGGCGCTGCCGTCTCCGGCATTGCGTCCAAGGCGGCAGGCGTGACCAGGACGGCAGCGCGTGGCGCCCCGATTGTGCCGTTGGCGCTTGGTGCCTACGAAACGGTACAGATCGCCAACAGCGACCTGCCCGACGACCAGAAGAAGGTCGCCTATACGCGGACCGCTTCCAGCACGGCCGGGGGGATGGGCGGCGCATATGCGGGTGTGCAGGCCGGCGCGATCTTTGGCCCGTGGGGCATGCTCGCCGGGGGTATCTTCGGCGGCCTCATGGGTAGCCAGGCCGGCGACGAGTTCGGCCAGGAAATGGGCAATGCCTGGTTTGAGCCTGGCCGGGCCAGAACCGAGCCGCCCAAAGGCGTCGCGCCCCCCCTGAGTCGCGCTGACCTGAAGGGCTTGCAAGGCTTTCGGCAAGAGCTGGTGAGCGCGCTGCGCGAGTCTCCCCACAAGATCGAGATCAAGGTCGAACTGGACGGGCGCGAGATTGCTGCCAGCGTCCAAGAGCACAACGAGCGCGAGGCGCGTAGAAACTGATGGCCTGGAAAGACACTCTCCTCGATGCATCCTTCAAGGGCGTTAAATTCGACTGCGAAAGCCTCCAGGACCAGGCGCAGCGCGATATCCAGAAACACGCCTACCCCTACGTGAACGGCGAGGACACCGAGGATCTGGGGCGCGGCGCCATCGAATCGGCGCTGACCGCCGTTTTCTGGGGCGATGACTACGAAGAGCGCCTGCAGGCGTTCGTCGCGGTCCTGGAGCAGCCGGGACCGGGCGAGCTGATCCATCCGGTATTCGGCTCGGCCCTGTCGGCCCAGCTCGAAAGCTGGCGCATCGGACACCGCGCCGAAAGCCCCGACGCCTGCATGGTCGAGCTGCGCTTCTCCCATAGCACGCCGAGCAGCCCGTTCTTCACCCGGCAACTGCCGGAGCAGAAGGCGGCCGCGAGCCGGCAATTCAAGGACGAGGGGCTGGCCAGCGGCGTCGAAGCGTTCGCCCAGCGCCTGAAATCGTTGACCAGCCTGCGCGGCGTCCAGGACCGGATCAACGCGGTGCGCTCGACCATGGACCGGGTCCTGGGCGCGGTGCGCAGCGTGACCCATGGCGTGGGCGCCCTCACCGACCTGGTCGAGTTTCCCCGCACGTTCACGTCCGGCCTGGCTGACGGCCTGCGCGGCCTGGTCGACCTGCGCAGCTTCGGCACGGCTACCCGGCTCTCCGACTGGAAGCACCTGAAAGGCATCTTTGACGATGTGATCCTGCTGCCGGCGGCGTCGGCCGAAGGGGATATGCCCGCCGCGTTCCGTCCGGTCCGCACCGGGCCGGCCGGTGCGTCCTTGCTGCCATCACAGCCGTTGCAGCCATCACAGCCGCCCCATCCGCAACAGCAGCCCCCGGCGGCCATCGCCATCCTGCCCGAAGACCAGCAGCCGATTGTCGCGGTGGTCAAGGCGGTGACGGCCGCCGAGCTGGTCGATGTCGCCTCGGACCTGCTGACCGCCGAAGCCAAGGAGCCGACCCTCTCGCCGACCGACATCGAGATCATCGTGTCCGATGTACGCGAGCGGATTCAGGACGCCATCGATGCCAACCGGGATCTGTACCCGGTCGAGCAGGCCCGCGCCATCACCGAACCGCTCAAGGACGCTGCCCTGGCCGTCCAGGAGGCGGCAGCGGTCATCATCGACGCCCGCCCGCCGCTGCGCCAGCGCACGGTCAACGCACCGGCCAACCTGCATCTGCTGGCCCATGCCTGGTACGGCGACTACCGGCGGGCGGCCGAGCTGCTGCGCTTGAATCCCTCGGTGCGCAATCCCAATGACATCAGAGCAGGAGACATCATCAATGGCTACGCTCAATAGCGCGGGCAATCCCGGCGCCGACCTGTCGCGGCAGACCGAGCGCGTCTCGCTGCTGATCGGCGGCCGCATCCATGATCAGTGGACGCGCTACTCGGTCGATTCGGACATGATGCGCTCGGCGGCCGCCTGGAGCGTGCAGCTCGGGCTGCCCAATGGCGAACTGCCGGCGGACGTGGCGGCCGGCGCGCGGGTCCAGGTGCGCGTGGGAACGGAGGTGGTGATGACCGGGCTGGTGGACACCGTCGATGATCAGGTCGACGGCAAGGCCGCCACCCTATCCATGTCCGGCCGCGACGCCGCCAGCGTCTTGGTCGATTGCAGCGCACCGGTCTTCGGAGCCAGGCGCCTGTCCTTGGACCAGGTCGTCAAGTCCATCGTCAATCCCTTGGGAATTTCCAAGGTGCGCGTGGACCCGCGCGGTCGCGGCGTATGGGAGAAAGTCAGCATCGAGCCGGGCGATACCGGTTGGGATGCGCTGGAACGGGCCGCCCAGGCCAATGGGCTATGGCCATGGTTTTCGCCCGACGGCACGCTCACCGTCGGCGGGCCGGATTACGACGCCCCGCCCGTGGCCAACCTGGTGGTGCGACGCGACGGCCGAGGCAACAACGTCAGCAGCTTGCGGCGCACGACCTCCATCGCGCGACGCTACTCGGAGATCACGATTCTTGGCCAGGCGCATGGCACCGACAGCGCCGATGGACAGCATGCCATGCGCGCCGCTTTCCGCGACCCGGCCGTTAACGTATACCGCCCGAAGATCATCACGGTGGGCGATGCGATCAGCCGCGAGTCGTTATCCCAGCGGGCGCACAAGGAACTGGCCGACGGCCGCCTGGACGGCCTGACGTACCAGGCCGAGGTGCGCGGCCATCGCACCAGCGACGGCGTGCTGTGGACGCCTGGCCAGCGCGTTCATCTCGAAGACGAGCGCCGGGGCTTTAACGGCATCTTGTTTGTCATGGCGCGAAGGTTTCAGGGCGGCAGCCGTACCCCGACCACCACCATCCTGACCCTCAAAGAAGACAAGGTATGGATTCCGGCGGTGGTATCGCCCAAGAAACGCAAGCTCGAAACCCGCGCATTCAGCCCGCAGGAGCTGGGGACCAGGCCATGAAAGACATCATCGACGCACGCATCCGCCGGTTCCTGAACGCCATGCGCAAGCCGTTTCGCATGGTCATCGACCGCGTCACCACCGGCAAGGGCGTCAAGAAGGTGAGCGGCGAAGGGTTGTCCCGCGAGCCGGTCGAGGACGCGGAACTGTTCCAGCACTACGGGTTTTGCTCATGTCCGCCAGACGGAACCATGGCCGTGGTGGTGCCGCTGGGCGGCGTTTCCTCGCACGCCATGATCGTGGCGACCGAACATGCGGCCTTCGGCGTGGACTTAGCCACGGGCGAATCCGCGATGTACCACAAGGAAGGCCACTTCGTGCATATGAAAAACGGCCGCATCGTGCAAGTCGATTGCGACGCCTACCGCGTGCGCTGCAAGCGCTACGAGGTGACCGCCACCGAAGAGGCGAACGTCGAAACACCCAAGCTGGTTGCCAGCGATGTGATGGAGGTCAACGGCGCGCTGGTGGGCAAGGGCGGCCTGGCGCTGTCCAACGAGGGCGGCGAATCGACCGCGACCATCGAGGGCAAGATCGACGTGTCCGAGGATGTCATTGCCGGCGGCGTGAGCCTGGCGAAACACCATCACAAGGACTCCCGCGGCGGTGAAACCGATGCGCCGATCCGCTGACCGCTGAAGCCCTTCACCTGATACTCAAGCGCCGTCCTGGCCACCATACACGCATGGATCCGAGAATCGCCCCCGCCACTGGCGACTACTGCGGCAAGCGCGTCACAACGCTGGCCAATGCGGTCTACCTGCGCCTCATGACGCCGCTGGGCAGTTGGTGGGGCGATCCGACGCTCGGCTCGCGCTTGCACGAACTGGAAAGGGAGCGCGACGTGGCCCGCGTGTACGTCCTGGCCCGGCAGTACGCCGAGCAGGCGCTCGCCTCGCTGGTGCCTGCCCGGGCGCGCCGCATCACCGTGGCGGCCGCCAGGCTGCGCCCCGGCTGGTGCGATCTGCCGATTGTGGTGATCGACGCCAGCGGGCAACAGCAGCATTTCCAGCATCCCGTGAAGGTCGCATAAAAGGACCGCACAAGAGGATCGCATCATGCCGTTCATCGTTCCCGGATTCGAGCAGATCCGCGCCAGCCTGCTGCGCGACATCAAGAACTATCTCCCCGATGCGGACGTCACGCCCGACAGCGACTTTTTCGTGCGCGCCACCTCGGTGGCCAGCGCAGTCGAGGGGCTGTATCAGCATCAGGCGTGGATCGTGCGCCAGATGTTCCCGGATACCGCTGACCGGGAATACCTATACATGCACGCGGCCATCCGTGGCCTGAGTCTGAAGCGCGCGGTGCCGGCGCGCGGCTACCTGCGCATCGACGGCCAGGCAGGAACCTTTGTTCCCGACGACCTGATGGCACAGCGCGGCGACGGCGCGCTGTATCGCGTTGCGGCGGGCGAGTACATGCCGCAGGACGGCACGGGGTTATTCGCGGCCGAAGCGGTGACGCCAGGCGAGGCCGGCAACGCCGCCGACGCCACGCCCGTCACCCTGCAAGCTGCGCCGGTCGGCCTGCTTGCGGCCGCGAGCGTCCACGCTATGCAAGGCGGCGTGTCCCAAGAAACGGATTCCGAACTGCTGGCGCGCCTGCTGGAACTGATCCGCAGGCCGCCGGCCGGCGGCAACCGCCACGACTACCGCCGCTGGGCCATGGAGGTCGACGGCGTGACCGAGGCGTTTGCCTATCCCCTGCGCCGCGGCCTGGGCACGATCGACGTGGCCGTGGTGTCTGGCGACGGTCTGCCCTCGCGGGACACTATTCGCCGGGTCCAGACGTATATCGACGACGTGCGGCCGGTGTCGGCCAAGGATTTCCTGGTGGTGGCGCCGACGTTGCGCCCCATTGACCTGTCCGTTTCCGTGTCCATGCAAGGCGTTTCCAGCGCTGTCGCCGGCATCGCCATAAAACGCGCGCTGGCGTCCCAATTCGCCGGCATCGCGCCCGGCATGAAGTGGATACGCAGCCAGGCCGAGGCGTTGATTTCCAATGTGGCCGGCGTCGTGGACCGGGCCATCTGGTCGCCGGATGACAACGTCGTCCCGGTCGTTGATCCCAACGTGATCGAATGGCTACGCCTGGGGCGCGTGACGCTGGGGCCGATGGAAATGTCAGGGATGTTGGCGTTAGCGTTATGAAGCACTGGAAACTCCTGGCGCAATTGTTGCCACCGAGCAGCTATGACCCGCAAGGGGCCGTGCTGTCTGCCGAGCTTCGGGCCGAAGGCGGCGCCCTCGACCAGACGCAGCGCAGCGGCGACCAGGCCATAGAAAACATCACACCGTTCGGCGCCGTTGACACGCTGCCCGATTGGGAACGGGTTTGCGGCTTAACGCCGCCCGAGGACGCGAATCGGCAGCAGCGCGTCGAAGCGGTGCTGGCCAAGCTTCGGGAAGTAGGCGGCCTGTCGATCCCGTACTTCACGAGCCTGGCCGCCCGCTTGGGCTACGAGATCGAGATATCCGAGTTTGAACCCTTCCAATTGGACCGTGACCATCTGGACCTGGACATCTTCTACGAAGCAGACGTTGTTTGGGTTTGGCGGGCGCACATCAAGGGCGGCAACGTCCGGGCGTTCCCGTTCCTGCTGGACATGTCCTTGGTCGATGAGCCGCTGCTGTCGTTCAGCGACGCGGTGATCGAAAGCTACCTCATCGATCTGAAGCCCGCGCACACCTTTGTTGTTTTTGACTATCAGGAGCAAAGCCAATGAGAGTCCCCGAGACCGCCACGGGCCTATTCGAGTCGGGCGACCCGGTAACGGGCAAGGCTGGCTCCCGGCTCAGTTCCGCGTACATGAATTCGCAACTACGCGAATTCCTCAACATCCTGCGTGCGGCCGGCATCGCGCAGGACAACGATGACGACGGCCAACTACTGGCGGCCATCCGCAAAATCACGGGCGGAGTGGCTCCGCCCAATCGCGGCGGCACAGGGCTAGATTGGGTCCAGCCCGGCAACTACCTGGTCGGCAACGGCACGGCCAGCATGACCTCCAAAACGCCCGGCCAGGTGCTGGCTGACATCGGCGCCGCGTCACTGGACAGTGACCGCCGAGTCCCCGAAATCAACAGCCGCTACCCCAACATGCGGAGCGCCACAGCCGGTAGTGACCTGAACACATACACCGAGTCGAACGATTTCTACATCCATGCCCCAGCGCCCAACACGCCGCCCGGCTGGACCGGCGAAGCGCTGCTGCACGTACGAGCATGGGCGTCACTGGTTTTTCAGGAATTTATCCATTGGGGGGCCGTGGCTACCAGGTGGTGGCGGATGAGAGTGAGCCTGGCGGCTGGCTGGGGGCCATGGCACAAGATTGCCGAACTGGACGGCCCGGCGTTCACGGGTACGCCCACCGCACCGACGCCGGCGTTGACGGACAACAGCACCCGGCTCGCCACTACCGCTCATGTTGCGGGTTCTGTGCGCGCTGCGGTCGACGCATATGCCGCTACGAGAGGACGTTCCACGGCCCAATTTGGCGCCGTGGGGTGGTGGCGTTGCGGTGACACGGGGCTTATCCGACAGTGGGGGCTTTCGCGTGGTGCCGGTGACGGGGAGGCATGGATAACATTTCCAATTCCCTTTCCAAATATCTGCCTTGGAGGCTCCGTCACGCATGCGGGAAGATTCAATGTGACTGACGACGCCGGCGTTGGGTTGGTCGATCCAAGTACGACCGGCGCGTATCTTCGCAATGGCGCGTGGAATTCAGTGATGCTGTATTGGGAAGTTTGGGGATACTGATGACGACCTACTATTTTTCGCCCAGCAGGTTGGCGTTCTATCCGGAAAGCTTGCGTGACGTGTACGAGGCCAGCCCTCAGGGGTGGCCGGAAGACGGTGTCGAGGTCAGTCCCGAGCTTTACGAGCAACTGTATTCCGAGCATATGCAAGGACGCGTCTTCTGCGCTGGGCCCGGCGGCGAACCGATGACAAAGGAGCTTGATCCGCCTACGTCCGCACAATTGGCCGCTACAGAGCGCGCCTGGCGTGGATCGCAGTTGGATGCGACGGATGCTTTGGTCCAGCGCCATCGAGATCAGATCGAAGATGGCGCGCCGACCACGTTGAGCGCAGCGCAGTATCAGGAGGTACAGGGTTACCGTCGCGCTTTGCGCGACTGGCCCGAAACTCAGGGCTTTCCGTCAGCGGAACTGCGCCCCACGGCCCCGGCCTGGTTGACGATCCCTAGCGTCTAGGCGATGTCGTTGCAGCATGGACACGCCAGGATAGTCCGGGTGTCACTTCCCGATCTGGTCATAGACCGCTTTGGCTCCCTCCAAGGAAGCTCGCATGCCGTACAGCTTGCCAGTGTCCCCCCGGCTAAACCACAGCTCGTACTGCCACATGCCGTCAACGTAGACACGGCATATCGTCCAGCCTGGCGGGCCAGCCCAGTAATACGCATCCCTTTGCACCCACTCCACGGCATCAGCCATAGCTCGTCCCTTATTGGCCTAAATCGGGGCCGAATTGCGGGAATTCTAGGAGTGATTAAACTGTATGTCCATACAGTATTTTTGAGCAAGATCGTGCGATTGCAGTGCACAGTCCTTCGGACCCATTACCTCGGCGAACGACGCCGCGACAACGATCCCGGCCAACCAGTAGTGGGCGAGGTCCGGATGTATTCAATGCCCCACAAGGGCCTGAACAGGCATGTCACGCGCCTAACGATGGAGACCTTGGCCAAGTTCGGCGCGACAGTACCCGGCGCCATCCCTGACCTGCTGGAACCCCAGCTCCTTACCTTCGGCTCCGACCGGGGCATGATGGTCGTTGGTTTCGAGGAGATCGCCGGCTGTCGGTACTACCAGGGATGGTGGATCCAGTGGCTCAAATTTGAATAATATTTCAAAATTATCAAAAAATAGCAAGAAAATTTCGAATTTTGGGCCAATTTCCAAGGGTGAAGAACACTAAATACATAGGACTAGGAAATTGTTCCGACGTCTTCACACTAACAAGGAAATTGAATATGAAGCAATTCCATCACCCAGACCTGATCTACGCCAAGCTTTATGGTGCCACACCAAGCAGCAATGACGTCGCCGAAGTTATATGGTCCAGCGTTGCCCTCGACTACGCTGTTTGGCGTATTAGGCGATAGCCGGTTACGGCGGGAATCCGTCTAACGACGGGTTCCTTTCCCTTAGAGGCCTCTTGTTGGGTTCACGAGAGCATCATCAAGCTCCGTACATATCGATATCTCGGGGCCACGACATGGGGGGCATTTGCTCCTTCCTCCGGGTTGCGAGGCTTTCGCGCAACATCCCTAGAAAAATTTCAACCAAACAGGTTGAAATTGACTTCCATTTTTGCCATACTACGGCCAGCTGAAGTACATTGCCTCTGGGGGGCATACCGCAGTATTGAGGGAGTTTGATATGGCACTGACAGAATTTGGCAAGGCCGTGCGTAAAGCACGGATCGATACCGGGCAAACGTTGCTTTCCATGGCAATGGCCCTTGAAACCTCTGCTTCATTCCTTAGCGCAATGGAGACCGGACGCAAGAAAATCGCAGAGCAATGGGTGGCAAGAATTGATCAATTCTTCCGTGATCAAGGCCGTCCTGTAGCCCGTTTGGAGGAATTGGCTGCAGTCGCGAACGAGGTAGTGCCGTTGGATGGCCTGCCACTTCAACAACAGATGCTTGTAGCTGGATTTGCGAAGTCGAACTTTTCCGCGGAAGAACTGCAGCAATTCGCAGATCTTCTCGGAAAGATTAACAATGGCAAAAAGGGTGACAATGAGCGAGCCGAAGCAGCGGTATGAATTTAAGGGGAGCCGCGTGTCTCGCCTAAGCGCCACGACAATTCAGCAGCGTGCGAAACGCTTCGGCCAAATTATGAAAATTGGCCGGCGCACTCGCTATCAGATGGCTCACTTCATCGAGAGCCTGTCTGACTACAAGATCTGTATTGATCCGGTGGCGGACGAAGAATGGTTATTCGTGACGGATGGCATTTGTACCCCCGAAAACCTGACAATCCGAGTTCCGGAAAGCGCATACAGGCGCATGTGTGCAGGGGACCAAGACGCTATTGGCCTACTGTTCCACGAACTGGGACACCTCATGCTTGCGCACAAGATCGTCCTTCACAACGAAAGGTCGGCCCCGCCAAGCCCAGAGGAAGATTCGGAATGGCAAGCGGATGCCTTCGCCACCTTCCTACTAGCCCGAATGAAATTACCGGAGATTGGACAGCTCAGTCTTAACTTCGATTACAGCTAATGAAAAGGGCTTCGAAGCGCGCCAACGCCCGAAGCCCCGGAAGAATGCGAAGCCCAAAGGTCCCATGGACGACGCACCTTGACTGCAAGGTAGAAATTGCATCGTAGTCGGTCGCCAAGCCGGCTGTCAATGTCAAGGCGAAAGTTGGGGCGGCGTTTAGGAGCATAGTTATGCAGCCGAACGACACCGAAGAGGTCATCTACCGGATGACCATTACCGTAAAGGGACGGGTCATCCGTCGCCCTGACGGTCGCCCGTTCCGGATTGTGTTGCGCAAGAAAAAAGCCAACTAACAAGCCGGTATCAAAAAGCCCCTGACCTCTGGTCGGGGGCTTCTTGTATGTGCGGATTCTTCAGCATTTGGAACAAACAGCCGGCAAGCCACTTGTGGATAACCACGCCCTGTGGATAATTTTCTGAGTCTCAAACCACGCGCTTTTTAGTCTCAAACCACGCGCCTCGCTACACACCCGACGATAAACCGATGCCATGCGGGCGCCTGTCGACATGGCGCGGTGGACCGCCGCTGCATCACGGAAAACAAAGCGGGCCTCGGATTGCTCCGAGGCCCGCATTGTTCTTTGGTAGGCCCCCCGAGAGTCGAACTCGGCACCAACGGATTATGAGTCCGCTGCTCTAACCAGGCATGAGCTAGAGGCCCAGGAAACTTACTGCCCTTCCAGGAAGCTCTTCAGCTTGTCGGCCCGGCTCGGGTGACGCAGCTTGCGCAGCGCTTTGGCCTCTATTTGGCGGATGCGCTCACGCGTGACGTCGAACTGCTTGCCCACTTCTTCCAGGGTCTGGTCGGTGCTCATTTCGATACCGAAACGCATGCGCAGCACCTTGGCTTCCCGCGGGGTCAGAGAGTCTAGCACTTCCTTGACCACGTCGCGCATGGAACCATGCAGCGCCGCGTCCGAAGGCGCCAGGGTGGAGGTGTCCTCGATGAAATCGCCCAGGTGCGAATCGTCGTCGTCCCCGATCGGCGTTTCCATGGAGATCGGCTCCTTGGCGATCTTCAGGATCTTGCGGATCTTGTCCTCGGGCATGTCCATCTTCTGCGCCAGGGTCGCGGGATCCGGCTCGGCGCCGGTTTCCTGCAGGATCTGGCGGCTGATCCGGTTCATCTTGTTGATCGTTTCGATCATGTGGACCGGAATACGGATGGTGCGCGCCTGGTCGGCGATGGAACGCGTGATGGCCTGACGGATCCACCACGTCGCGTAGGTCGAGAACTTGTAGCCGCGACGGTACTCGAACTTGTCCACGGCCTTCATCAGGCCGATGTTGCCTTCCTGGATCAGGTCCAGGAACTGCAGGCCGCGGTTCGTGTACTTCTTGGCGATCGAGATCACCAGGCGCAGGTTGGCCTCGGTCATTTCGCGCTTGGCCTTGCGGGCCTTGGCTTCGCCGGTGGCCATGCGCTTGTTGACGTCCTTCAGGTCCTTGAGCGGCAGCACCACGCGGGTCTGCAGGTCGATCAGCTTCTGCTGCAGTTCCTGCACGGCGGGGATCTGGCGCTCCAGCGTTTCGGCGTACGGATGGCCGGCAGCCACTTCGTCGACGACCCACTGCAGGTTGGTTTCGTTGCCCGGGAACACCTTGATGAAATGCGTGCGCGGCATGCCGGCACGGTCCACACACGTGTGCAGGACGGCGCGCTCGAGCTGGCGCACCTCTTCCACCTGGTTGCGCAGCGTGTCGGCCAGCTTCTCGACCATCTTGGCGGTGAAGCGGATGCCCATCAGTTCGTTCTGGATCGACTCTTGCGCGCGCACGTAGATGTCCGACTTGTAGCCGTCCTTCTCGTACGACAGGCGCATCTTGTCGAACTGCTTGCCGACCTCGTCGAACTTGGCCAGCGCCTTCACGCGCAGGTCTTCCAGCTGCTTGCTGGACATGCCGCCGGCGGGGCCGTCGTCGCTCTCGTCTTCGTCGGCCGAGACACCGGCACCCGCGTATTCCTCGCCGTCTTCCGGATCCACCAGGCCGTCGACCACTTCGTCGATCTGCGCCTGGCCTTCACGCACGCGCAGGACGTGGGCGAGGATCTCGTTGATGGTGGTCGGGCAGGCCGAGATGGCCATGACCATGTGCTTCAGGCCGTCTTCGATGCGCTTGGCGATTTCGATTTCGCCTTCGCGCGTCAGCAGTTCCACCGAGCCCATTTCGCGCATGTACATACGCACGGGGTCGGTGGTGCGGCCGAAATCCGAATCCACGGTGGTCAGCGCGGCTTCGGCTTCGTCTTCGACGTCGTCGTCGTTGGACGCGACCGGCGCGTTTTCGCTCATCAGCAACGTTTCGGCATCGGGCGCCTGGTCGTAGACCGCGATACCCATGTCGCTGAACGTGCTGATGATGCCGTCGATGGCTTCGGCGTCGACCAGGTCGTCAGGCAGATGGTCGTTGATTTCGCCGTACGTCAGGTAGCCGCGGTCCTTGCCCAGCTTGATGAGCTGCTTGAGGCGGTTGCGGCGCGCTTCATATTCCTCGGCCGAGACGGGGCCGCGGGCGATCAGGTCCTTGGGATCGGCCTTGCCGCGCTTGCCGCCACGCTTGGGCGGCTTCAGGTCCGGCAGGACTTCGCCTTCGCCGTCCATGGTGTCGTCGAAACCGTCGGAATCGTTGTTGGCATTCTTGGCCGGGCGGCCCGGGCGGCGGCCGCTGGGGGCCGGGCGCGCGCTGCCGACCA